TGCGAATAACACCACCCAACCCAACCTGCATGAGCTGCCAGCGGGCGCCTGGCGTCGTCCTGACGCACTCCCTAAACCGCAAGCAGAAGCAGTGGCGTTGTCTGCCCTGCGCGGAGCGTATTAACAGGCGCGAAAAAAAGCCCCGCTAGACGGGGGCAAAGGGGATACCACCAAGCGCTAAGAAAACGGTCGGGTTCCAGACTTGTCAATTATAAGCGCCATCTTGCGCGGCGGGAGCGTCGGCAAGCTAGGAATGCTGATATGCGTCCAGGCGTCAAACTCCCTGATGATCTGGTCATAGGCCAACCCTGACGCCATCACAGCCTTCACCACCGCATCGGGGGTCATGCCTGGGACTCTGATGTCAGCAGCACAGCCAAGCCTGTGTTGACTACTCCCGCGGCTCCCACAGGCTGCATTGACTGCTGCGCTGCGATACCCAGACGTAATCATTATCGCCCTGCCGCCCAGCCGGTCTTTGACCAGCTCCAGAAACACCGCCAGCCGTTTCAGGTTTGCCAGCGCCACCGGATCTGGCGTGTTGTCCAGCGTCCGGTGGCTGGTGACGGTCAGTTCAGCGAGGGTAAAGTGCGGGGTCACCTGTTGCCGGGATCAGCCCGAACAGCGCCGCCAAGACCCAAAGCTGCCGCAATGCCCTGCACCAGCAATTGGTACTGCGGCGGCACCATCGGGATACCAACGGCAAACAAGACGCCCAGCCCCGCCAGTGTTGATGCTTCGCCAAAACGATTTCTGAGCCAGCCCATATCATTTTCCTTTCGAGGGGATAACGCCGCCAACAGGGTTTGCTGCTCCAACCGGCGCGGCGGTGAACGCGGTTGTGCCGGGGGCGACATGCCCGTTATCCCACGGCGATTCGTTAATCGGCCCGTAGCAGTTGGCGAGCTGCACGTTGTTGACCTTCTTGGCCTGCTTGTCGCAGAGGAACGACCACTGGTTGCTCATGCCGCCGCCGGCATCGGTAGAGGTCACGAACGATCGCGGAGTCATCGGCACAACGGCCCAACTGGGTGCCTGAGGGTACTCGGTCACGGTTGAGAACAGGCTCCAAACCTTGCCAGCCGGGGCCTTGCAGCTACCCTTCATCAACTTGCCGTTGGCTACAGCTTTGCCTGTCAGGACCGGACAGACCGCCATGCCCTCCTGAAACTCTTTACCTTGCACGCGGATCAACTTGCCCGTCGGGACGCTGGCAGAGGCCGCGCATAAGGCAAACTCGCCGTTGCAGATCATCAGGTCGGCAGCGGCAACGCTACAAGGCAGCAACGCGAGGAGCAGGAACTTTTTCATTTGTCATGCTTTCAAGATGATGTGGAGGAGTAGGGCGATGATGAACCCGGCAATGCTGATGCCGATCTGCTCGATGCGCTTTAGCCTGGCGCTGATAGATTCGTAGCGGATCTCGCAGACCGCCTCGTGCGAGGTCAGGCGCACGTCCAGTTCGTTGGTGGTTGCCATTATCGGATCAAGCTGTTTTGTGGGGTTACCATAACTGCATCCTCGGGGGCCAACTGGTTAAGCCGTTGCGCTGCCCGTGTCTTTGGCCCTTGGCCCATCTTGGTGACCGGGCGCGGTTCTCTCAGTCTAGTTTCCAATGCTTCACCTAAGTCCATTAGCGCGGTATGTTTAGCCGCTGCCTCAGTAGCAGCAGCAATCTGGCGGTCTGTGGTTGCTTCTGCTGCGGCTTTACCCGCCCACATAGCTTCTTTTTCCCGCGATTTTTTAATCGTATCCGCTATCCATTGCCTGTCTAACAGTTTCTGGAATACTTGCGTATCGGATAGTTTATTAAATCCAGGCAGCACTTCTTCTAACGTAGCCTTTGCGCGATCCCAAGCAATTTTCTCCACTGCGGTAAGCGTAGGTGCTCGGGAGGTGTTTTCCCCCGGCGTAACTGTTTGAGCCGCTTGGCGCTGAACATACTTTGGCGCGCCTTGCTTGTCCCTTCCAACGTATACCTTACGAAACTCCGTTTTGGTTTCGGCGGTAGGCACACCGGACAATTTGTTAATTGCCGACTGCAAGCTAGTTGGCGCAAGCGTGGTTGGTGTAGGCGCCACTGCCCGTAACCCCCCAGTGTTAGGATCTACCTCAAAAACTGTCCCGCGACCCGTAGGCAACCGAGTCGCAGCCGACTCTGCCTCTGCCGCCCGCGCCGCTTGCACATCCGCTGAACGGGCATTCGCCAGTTGGGACGCCCGTTGTTGTGCTACGTTAGCCATAGTGGCCTCGGCCGACGGTGCGGCCAGTTGTGCCGCAGGCGATGGGACGCCAACTTGTACGCCGCTGGGCGCTTCAGCCCGATAGTAGTCCCAGTTCGGGCGCGTCACCAATTGCCCTGGCGCCATTTGCCCTTGCGACGTGTACGGTACTGGGAGCGTATTGGGTGCGGCGGGCGCCAGTGCGTTTGGGCGAAAGTCTGGCGGCACCGCGTACTTGGCTTGAAACGCGGGGGATGCCATACGACGTGCGGCCAAGTTGCCGGCAAAAGCCCCACCAACGGAACCAGCGCCCGCGCCTACTAGCGGGCCAACCCCTACTGCCGTTCCAATAGCCGCACCAAGGCCCATACCCAACGTGCTTCGAAGGGCGCGCGGGCCAACAAAAGACGTGGCAGGCGTAACGGTCATTACTGAAGGGTAGATAGCCGCAATTTTACCAAGGTCTGCGGGTAAGCCGGTCATTTGGCCTTTGCGTTCTTGCAGTAACTTGGCATACGTTTGCGGGTCAATTGCGCCGCTTGCATAATCTAACGCCCGCGCATGGTCATTGATTTGTGCAATCTTGGTTCGTGCTGCTCTTAGCGCGGGTACAACTTCCGGCGGCGCGTTGGCGTCGATTAGGTCTTCCAAAGTGTTGGCAATTAGCATTTGCGCTTTTGCCCTGTCCGTTGCTACTGGATCTGGTGCGCTAGTGCCTTTATCGTTAGACTTAAAAATAGCCTGCGCGTCACTTCGCAACTTCCTAATATCCCCTAACACTGCGGCCCCGCTGCGGCCTTTGCTTAAAGCTAGTAATGTTTCGTCTACCAGTGAACTGACCGCCGCAGCCCCCGCTTTGCCGCCGATTGAAGGCTCTTTAGGTATGTTATTTAAGGTTTGCGCCAGAGCTGACGGGACGCGCAACGCTGGCAACGCGAGTACAGGCGCATATGGCGCGCTAGCTATATCCAACGCATTATTGATGGTTGCTAAACTAATCGGGTCGGGAGACGTATCCCCAATATCTTCCTTTACCAGTTTAATAATTTGTTTAGTGTTGCCCTCGCCCAACGCCTTGTCGCCTTCTCGGCCAGCAATGGCGCTAATAGCGCGGGTGGTTTTTGATGGGTTGGATATTGAAGGTGGTAAAGCCACACCCAAGCGTTGCGCGGTTTGCGCTGCCTCAATTTGCGGTGCGTTGGCGTAACTTTTTGCCACGTTCGCCGCTTGTGTAGCCGCGCTGCGAGCTTTTGCCGCTTCCGACACAGCGCCGCCAACTAGTTGGGCCTCACCGCGCAAAGCGTTGGTTGCCAAGCTGAGAGGTGCGCCCGCAGTGCGGGCCAGCGCGTTCAGGGTGGGGATTGGGACGCCCACCAGCGGCGCCAACGCTTCACCAACGGCCTGTATGTTCTCCGCGCCCGGTTGGGTGACGGGCCGGTAGCCTATCGCTTCTTGTGTCCGACGCATCGCCCGCTCGCCGGCTTGCACACCCGCAGGCGTTCCAAACTGACCGCTGGTTAAAGAGCCTACCAAACCGGCTACCGGCGCAACCACGCCACCAACCACGCCGCCGAGCATTCCAAAAGGCACTTCAGCCGCGCCCAACACTCGCTGGTACAACGAAGGGGTAGGCGCGGGTGCGGCTACTGGTAGCATCCCCGGTATCTGATCTACGGGACTTTTAGCTGCTGAGGTTACACCCCCATATTGCTTTGCTAACGCGTCGTAATCTACTGGTGGTGACGCGGTGGTGCCCCCGTATTGTTTTGCCAAGGCATCGTAATCCATTATGGTATCCCCGCTGCTGTTTTGAACGCTGCGGCTTGTTCAGGCGTAACAAACGAGTATGTTTTTCCGTCCGGCGTTGTTACCAAAATTGCCGTGGTCGGTTTGCTTGGCGACGGGGCAGGCGGTGGTGCTGCAGGGGTCGTGGCACCCCCCGTTAGCAAGTCCACCGCCGACTGCATCTTGGGCGTCCACGCTCGGCCTGAGCGAACTTTTGCGCCATCAATCAACCCCCGTAGGGCGTCTTGCTTGGCAACTACAGTTCCTGGCGCATCCGTAAACGCAGGTAAGTACGACTGCCTTTGCTGTGCCAACTGTTCCTTGTTGTACGCTGCGCCCGTGGCAAGATACAGCAGTGAATCAATAATGTCGGATTGCGCTGCGGCAACAATTTGTCTATCTTCCGAACGCGACAGATTTGCAACGCCAGCGTTGCCAAACACTGTCATTGCAGAAGCCTCCAACCCACCGGGTTGCGATGCACTAGGCGTTTTCTTCAGTATCTTGCCTATTTGCACAGCAGAATTTAAAATTCGATTAGTGTTGTACGCTGTTTTTAGTTCTTCTTCGCGTATGTTTTCCGCTGTTTTAGCCGGTGGGGCATACCCAAAAACGCCAGGCGAATTTATCCCACCACCGGGGGTATATCGCCTCGCATCTATAACTATAGCCTTTGTTGGGTCTGTTGGGTCTGCAATGGTTTGGGTGGACGGCGCCGGGGGTTGTGCTGGCGGGCGACTAGCCAATGCAATATCAATCTTTTGTTTTTGTTCTTCTGGTGTAAGCAACTGGTCTGGACGTTGAGCATTGCGGAACGCTGCGTACCCTGCTGGCGTGTTGGGGTAACCAAGTTCCCGCATCGTGCGAATTTCCTGTGATGTTGCTTCCGGTGCGGTGCCGACAATTTGGCCTTCAGACCCCATAAGCGTAGTGCCAACCGTGTACAGTCTATTTAACTCAGTAGCTTGTTTTTGCAGTCCTTCAGCGGTCTTGTAACCTTGTTCCGTACCCAAGGCCATGTTTGCCGCAATACGCCTATTCAGATCGGCTATTGCTGCTTTTGCTTGCGGCGGTGCCGACAAGTTATTAACCGTTGCTACTGGCGCAGCAGCGCCGGGCAGCATGTTAGCGCGCAGCGCGGGCGCAAACGGGTCTGCTGCTCTGCGTTCCATTACGTCTGCGCCAAACGACCCCGGCTCGGGGGGCGGCGCCATAGGCGCAACAACGCCTGGCGCTGCGGCAGGCGCGTTAGCAGCAGCGTATAGCTTACGGTCGCGTTCTACGCCGAGCCGCGCCATGCGTGCGCTAAGCCCCGTATTGGCTACCTGCGGAATGCCCGACCCAATCATCTGATCTTCAATTGCCATCGGGTCTTTTGGGCCACCGTTTGCCGCAATCCCTGCGTAGAACTGGTTAAGTTTGGCCTCCGCGTCTTGCGCCTTCTTAAGTTGCAACTCGGCCATCTGGCCCTGCCGCATGGATTGCTGCATTTGCAGATCCCGCGCGCGCGCCGCTTGCCCCTGATCCATGCCGGAGACAAACGCATTGCCGATGCTTTGCGAGCCGGGTGGGTTCAGCAGTCCAAAATTAAGTTCAGCCATGATTAGATATCCCCGTAAGGAGCGACATTGCTGGCGTAATAGGCCGACGATGCGGGGCTAACATACGCGCCGCCACCGTAAGAGTCAAAACCACCACCTCCACCACCGTAGGGGTCTGTCCCCCGCTGCGGCCCGTACATCCGGCCTAACATGTTAGCCGCGCCACCAAAAGCAGACTGACGCTGGCCCGCTGCGGCCATCATTGCGTTGCCTTGGTTGGCCGCGCTGCCCATCATGATGTTGCCGACGTTGCCCGCCATGTTTGCGCCTTGCGCGCCGATCTGATTAGTTGCAGTTTGACCCGTTCCAGCAACACCGGCTAAACGGTTGTAGAGTTGGTTACGCTCACCTGTTTGGGCGTTAAAACGGGTTACAAACCGGTTAAAAGCATTGCCGTACTCTTGGCTGCCTAAGTCTTGCCCGTAACGCTGCACGCCTTTCAACGTCGCCCCAGACAAGAGTCCCCCTCGGGCGGCGGCGCTTCGGTCAATCGCCTTTACGCCTTCAGCCAGGCGAAACCCCGCGCCGGGGTCTTCACTGTACTGAAAATTAAACGGTGTAGCTGCACCAAACTCGCCACCGTAGCCTACACCAGCCGCCAACCGATTGACCGCGCCAGTGCCAGCAGCAAGGTACGGCGCTTGGTCGGCGCGGCTAAGGTCGTACTGCCGGCGCTGTTCGGCAACAGAAGCGTCGGACGCCTGCCGGGAGGTGTCAGCGGCAGATTGCGCCGCGTCAGATGAGGATTCCGAGCTAAAAAACGCGCTTCCAATAATTGCAGCGGGTAGCATCCAGCCCATATCAGTTCTCCTTACGCAGCGTCTGCGCGATAGTTCTTACTTGATGCGCGACAGCGGGTGCAATGATTACGGTATCTATCATATCTTCATCTGTACAGTCCGTGGCGTGGATGCAAAACCACACCACATCGGTCAAAGACCGCACGCCGTGGTGCTGGCCGGCCTTGATCGTAATGCACGCGGGCGCCTTAATGACCTCGGTGCCCGCATCCGTTATCAACTCAACAGATCCCTGCGCCAAGATCGACAAGTGGTCAAACTTGTGCGCGTGCTGAACCAACCATTTCCCCTCCGAGATGATCGTTTCCTTGGCGTAGATTCCGCCGCCAAAGTGATGCGTAATCTCGGGGGCTATGAAACTCACGACACTTCCCGCCCGCTGGCCCGAATGTTGATGGCCGTGGCCGTTCCGGCGATGGTCGAGATAAACCCGCTTGCCATCAGCACCTGGCCCACAATCTCAGGGAACGTGTAGACCTCGGATGCCGCCAGCGTCTTGGTTTTGGTAATCAGGTTCTGATTGCCAGCCGTGTCTGCTGCTGTGACCAGATTCACACTAAGCGTTGCCGCCGTTGCGCTGAAGTTGGTCGCCGTGAACTTGTCGATGATCGTGGTGACGTTGGTTGCGGTGTATTGCGTGGTCTGACTGTTCTCGGCAGTCTTGGCGGGGATAAGAACTTTTACGGTAACGGTCATGTTATTTCTCCGAAGGCCAGCGTGTTCTAAACTTAAGCAGTTGGATAAGCATGGTTGTCCTTAGACTTGGAAGAATATGCCGCTAAAATCTACAACAAACGTCACGTCAGTTAAAGCAGATGTACTATTAAAGTTAAACCGAATTAATCCTGCACTTGCGTTAAATATGCCAGCACTAAGTGTTCCTGCATATTGTTCAATTTCATTCTCGGCCAACGTAGATCCAACCGTCAGCGTTGTGCCATCCCAATGAACCGCAGCAGAGTAAAACAAGCCCGTTGCATTGTTATCCATCGACACGCTAAGGTTGCCACGCATACGCGCATTTGCGCCGCACTGGAACAGATTGATGTTATCTGTACCACCACCCGTATGAGAACCTGAGATTTTAAAAAAGAACCCGTAGCACTTGCCGCCAGTGCCGCGACCATCTGAATGCGTCAAAATTGTAGGCAACACCGCAGCGGGTAAAATATAGTCATTAGCGCGTAAACCGCTGATAATTACATTGCCAACCGTTGACGCCGCGCCTATTTCAACGGCAACGTGTGTGCCTGGAATAAACTCCTGTACAGCATTAGTACCCGCCATATAGGACTGTCTTGATGCCTGCAACCCGGTTCCGGCAGAAGAATTTAAAATGACTACGTTGTTGTCAACAAGTTGCGTTGATGTTGCCTGAGCAATTCCAACCCCAAAATCGCGCAAGACATTGCCAACAATTGAATTGTTGACAAGATAGCCAGGAACTTGAGCGTTAAGCACCACATTGATGCCAACCGTTGTGCTAGGTGCGCCAGTGTGGGTGATCGAATTGCCCATCACAACAACCGGATCAGCCGCAGGATCGGCGGTCAACGGCGGCAGAAGTTGCACACCATTAGCAACTGCTGCTTTTACGGTATTAAGGCCAATTATTCCACGCCGCTGCGAATGCTCAATGTGAAATGCTTCCAGGGTTGATGTACGAACGTGGTTGCCAATTGCCGCCCAACCCAGTGTGCCGCTGATGCTGTAGGCAAAATTGCCAGATGAAAGCAGCATTCCAATCGCAGAATAATTGTAATTAGTTGCAAGAGCCGTTGCATTGCCTGGATGATTAAAATTAACTGCATCCGCAGTAGACGATGCTGCAACACCACCAAGAACTACAAATCCATCAGACCCATCCGAGTTTTCATTTGACAGAATTGCAAAACCACTTGAATCAACACGCGGCCCGTAGATAATAGTGTCTACGCTGTTGGTTAGGTTTTGATGCAACGCAATCCCTGTTCCTGCGGTGATCTTCACGTCACGCAATGTGACCTGCGTTGAGCTGGCCGGTATGGTTATAAACTCTGCAATGTTGCCGGTGTCTTTATAGTAGCCACTATCAAGCAGCGTTTTTGTGCCAAGTGCAATGCTGCCGGTATTGCCTACTTTACTCGCCAGATACGCCGTTTCGGTAGGCGCATAAATTCTAGCCGAGGCAACAATTGCTGCATTAACCGCAGTCCTGTCAACCGTAGCGTTGTCAGCAACAGCGCCAAAATCTTGCGGGGAAACCATCTGCCGCAGTTTGGTCTGCACGGTTTCGGCAACCGCGCCGCTGCCGGAAGCAATGAACCCGATCAGGCTTGAACCGCTTGAGGCCGCAAGTGAGGCTGAATCCACCGCACCGGCAATATTGTCGTAACTGCCAATTTGCGTTGCGGTGGAAGTTTGCAGTACGAATTTATAGACGCTAGTGGTAGTCAACCAAAGCTGACTGGGCAAGCGGCCTGCGGAATCAAGCACAATCGGGTTTGTATTGGCAACATTGCCCGCACTGGTAGTATAGGAAGTCAGTGGCGTTGTGGTGCCTGCCGCATAGGTGTAGATCAGGCCACCGGCCAACGGCGCGCCATTGTTATCAAAAAGCTGCCATCCTGCGCCGGCAAAAAGAGAAAGATTAACGGCCATGATGTTCCTTATTCGTTAAACACTATTTTGCCTCTAATGCGGCAATTCGTGCAGTTAATGATTCTATAGTCGCCAGTGCCTTTTGCAGCGACAAGACCGTTACCGCAAGCACCGACCGATCATAGTAGCCCCACGGTTTGCCGTCCTCTGGTTCTGGCGCTGCCTCTGGCCCAATAGCCGCGTTGACGTTTTGAGCGTAAAAGCCAAGCTGTCGATCTTTGCCGAAGGTGTCTTTTTTCTCGTCGTTGTAAAACCAGTAGCCAGGAGCCAACTGCTTGAGCATTGCATCTGGATCAGGTGGCGTACCATCTTTAATTTTCCACGTTTCATCCGACACGGATGAGATGACACCAGCAGCAGAGAATGTCGCAGTCCCCGCACCGTAAGCCCCCATTGTGACGATGCCTGCGTTTGAAACAATCAACAAGTCCGCAAGGGTTGTGCTGATAAGCGAGTAGCCAGATGTGCCGCAGAAAAATTGCAACTGATTGGACGTTAGGCGCAAAGTACCTGCCGCAGTGCTGGCGCTGCTGGCTAACAGAACACCAGCCGAGGCAGTGATAAGGCCCGTTGCACTTAGCGTTGTAAATTTACCCGCCGCCGCCGTTGTAGCGCCAACAGTGCCGTTAATGTTGATGCTGGCAGTGCCGGTCAAGTTGGTGACGGTGCCGCTGGACGGTGTGCCGAGCGCCCCGCCGTTCACCACAAACGCGCCAGCCGACCCTACTGCTACGCCAAGCGCAGTAACAACGCCGGTTCCTGTAGTCGTTGTGGCTGGTGTTACGCCAGCCCCACCGCCGAGAACCAACGAGCCAGCCGCAAGCGCCGCCGAGGATGCCCAGGTAGCCGCGCTTGAGAAGTAAGGAATGCCGCCCGAGGTGCCAGCAACCGTCAACGCGGGGGTCGTGGTGGCAGTTGCAACGGTGATGATCCCGCCAGTAAAGCTAACGCTGGTAACGGTGCCGCTGCCCTTGTTGTTAAACGTATTCCAATCGGTGCTGGTCAGGTAACCGTTGACCGACGTTGTAGCGGCTGGCATTGAGATTGCAGGTGTAGCGCCGCCCGAGCTGACAACCGGAGAGGTGCCTGTCACGCTAGTCACCGTCCCCGAGGTGCCGGTCAAAGTGCCGCCTGAGAGCGTCAGGCCACCCGCCACGCTGATTTCCTCTGCCGCGCCGGTAGATGCCGTGGTTCTTCCCAAAAGCCTTGCCGTTGCCATCGTAAGCCCGTTGGCGCTGGCATAGGCGCTAGGTGCCACATAGTCCGTTGCTGCCACGGCGGCCGACAGTGCGGTGCCGTTGCCTTTGACCACGCCGGTCACGGTTGTAGAGAGCGTGATTGCCGGGGTTGTTGTTGCGGTGGCTACCGTCCCCGCCAACCCGTTGGCCGACACCACGGACACGCTGGTGACTGTGCCGGTGGTTGGCGTTGTCCAAGTTGGAGTTCCTGCGCCTGCGCTGGTCAGCACTTGGCCCAATGTGCCTGCCGCACTAACCGCCAGTGCGGGGCCGGTGCCGTAAGCTATGCCGCCCGCCGTGGGGCTGTTGTCGAGGTTGTAGTTGGCGATGGTGCCGGTCTGCACAACCGGCTGGAGGTAAGCCCCTTGAATGGCCGCTTCAGCGTTCTCAAACCGCGACATCATTGACATCAATTGCGCGGTGTCAAGGGTCGCCAAGAAGTCGCCCGACTGATCTTCGTACTGTGGGGCAATGTTCTGGTTGATCTGAATCAGCAGCTCGGTCAGGTCTGGCTGGTTAGGTGGCCCAAGTTGCAGTTCTTCCAGCGTGATGGGGTTGTTGCCGCTGCCTGTCAGAACAAACAGGTTGAGAAAGAACCGATACCACTCCCGCGCCATGAGGCCGGTGCGCTCGTCCATAAACGGCACCCGAGGCGCGGGGATATTGGTGATGTTGAGTTCGGCCACTAGCTACTCGTTGGCGTCACAAACAGTTCAGCACCCATAATGGCAATCTTGACCGGATCGGTGCCAGACACTTCATACACCCTGTCGCGGATCTTCTCGGTCATGCCAAGCCGCCGCCAGATGGTGCGGTAACCGTAAGTGCCAATCTCGCCCATCGACTTCCAATGCTCGTTTGACCAAGTATGCCCTGCATCGTCCGACCAGCGCAGCATGACTTGCGGGTCGCTGCCTTGTCCATCATTAAGGCCCACACCCGTCTGAGCGTCCAATTGAAGCGAGTGGTGCGCGGTGCGCTTAAGGTTATTCTGGCCTGTCGGCAAAGCTCTCCACGACCGCAACCATTTTTGAATTTGACCGTCATCGGCGTAAACGTCAAGGTCGTAAGCATACAGCCGCCCGTCCTCGTAGTCCCCAACCACAACCTCACTGTTGAACGACATTTGACAGTTGCTACGGTGCCGTGTGAATTGCCCGTTTTCAAACCCTGCGCGTTCATGCCACAACTGAGTAGACACGTCATACACCCAAGTCGCGTTGGCTGACGGAAATATCAGCACATAGAACGGATGGCCGTCCTGCTGGTAGGTGTAGGCAATAGCGTCTGTAATGTTGCCATAACCCTGAATGGCGTATTCAACCGCATTGGTGGAGATCCGCGCGGGCGTGTATCCATTAGCGCGGTAGACAATCCCCCGGCCTCTAGCATCCGACCCCAGCCAGAACACGCTGTTGTCGAGCTTGGCAACAGAGTATGCGGCCTCGCAACCAACTTCCATAAACGCACCTTGAATCCGCGCCAAGGGGAAGTCCGGCGTCCCCGCGTCATACCAGACCTCAACGCTGGTGGTGCCAAATATAAATATCTCGCGGTGGTCTACGATCAGCGCAATTACGTTGTCTGGGTAGCCTTCGGCACTGGCAAAGTCCAGCGGGTCAATGGATGTGCCGTCCAGCAGGCTGGTTACCCAAAACTTCTGCGAGTTTGGTTCGTTGAATACGAAGTAACCATCAAGGTAACCAACCGATCCGGCGCCGGGAAAGTCTGCGTCGGTAATTTGCCCAAACGCTAATGTGGACGTGTTATAGATGTAACTGACAGGGTTACAAGCAATGAATATCTGCGTGCCATTGTCGGCCATGCTGACCGGCCCAGCGCCCGACACAGTGCCAATCAAGGTAACCGTGTAGCTCGTAGTCAGGCTGTAGAAATCACTGCCCGACACCACATAGGCGATACCGTTGGTAACCCACAAGCCGCGAATAGGGCCGCTGCCTACGGTGGCAAGCAGTTGCAAGCCTGGACACCGCAGCAAAAAGCCCGCCTCTTTGCCTGCGCTGCCTCCCGGCACCGCTTCGGGAAACAGGTTGACCATGCGGTTGTCGGCGGCATTGATAGACCGCGCAACATAACTGCCTCCGAGGATGGGGGTTTTCAATTAGTAATTGCCACTGTAGATATTAAACCGCTGGCGGGTTGCCACAATGCTGTACGGCAAACTCATCACATCGTCGGGGTTGTTGATCCGCTTGATGTTGCGCTTGCTTGACATGGCAATCCGCTGCACTTGGGGCGGCGGCTCCACGCCAAACTCGGCAGCAATCTCAGCCGCCAGGTTGAAACGAAAACAGCGCAAATAGCCGGGAGGAACCACCAACGTGGTCGCCAGCGTAGCCGGTTCAACCAACTCGGTGACGCTAATAATGTGCCATGACAACGCCTTAGTCGGCACCGGATAGATCGTCATTTCTATGTTTGGCATTGTCATGTTCACAAACAAGACCTGCGGGTAGGTGCTGGTCACTGTCTTTACTGCAATGCCGTTGTACTGCGCTTGGTTTATCAGTTTGATGCCAAAACTGATGTTGTTTGACGGGTCGCGGAAGTACGTTGAATCGTCAACCAACACCGGACGGTTGCCCACAAAATCACCCGTAGGCCCCAGAGTGCGTGTTGAGGTAGACGCAGGCCAGGTGAACACTTGGTCTTGCGTCGAGAACACCGACAGGCGTTCAGCCGACCAGCTATCAAGCATCTGGTTCAACGCGGTCAACGCATCGGCTGAAGTTGCTGCCGATGGCGTTTCGCCTTCGGCTAGTTGGCCGATCAGGCGCAACGCTCCGTTGATCTGGTCGCCAGCGGAAGTGGTCATGCCGCAATCTCCTTACGCGGTCTGCCGCGAGGTTTTGCCAGTTCGTTCAGTACGGGTTCGCTAGGTGTCAACAGCGCCCCGGCGTCATACCGCACCCAGCCACTTTTTTCATCGTACGTTGCTTCGGCCTCTGCAATAGCGACCTTGTTTCCGTGGACGGGATGCCGCAAGTAGATGACCATGATATTCCTTAAAAACCACCTCGCGGCTGTTACGCCGCGAGGTGTTATTACTAAGCTACGCGATAAACGGTGTACGCAGCGGTGCCGGTTTTGCGGAACAGGAACTGAGCCGCACCACCAACGCCAGCCGCGCTGCCGGTGATAGCCACAACCAGATTGCCTACCGCAGTAATGCCTGTGCCAACCACCATCGTAACCAAGCCGGTGCTGGTGCCAATGTTGATAACCGTCAGCCTGAACGTGCTGTTGGTTTTCATGTTGGTCATTACCGCGTCGATTGCGGTTGCCGTAGGCATGGTAAGACTTGAGGCCGTAGTCGTTGGATCTACTACCAACAGACCACCTAAAACTTGCGTGGTGGTCAAGGTTGCCGTGGACGTTGCCGTTTGCGGCGCTGCTTGGACTTCAATTTCCAACTCACTCGTATTGCCATCAGTAAACTGATAGCCACCACCAACTGATGCGAGAGCCATGATTGTTTCTCCTAAAGTGTTAAGTTGCCCCCGCGTTTAACGCGGGAGCAGTTTGGTTAGCCCCAGATCCGGCAAGCCATCGGTGGGCGAATGGTATTGAAACCATACAGCACATCGACACGGCAGGGCATACGGTCGTTGTTGATATCGTACTGACGCACGATCCGCATCGAAATCCCGTTATGCACCTGGCGCGAAGCCATATCAACGCCTTGCGGGAGCAAGAGGTCAGCCGTAGCCAGCGTGATCGCATTCTTGTGATAGACCAAGTTCTGCGGGTACACGGTAGACGCGGTTCCAACGAACGTAACCGCAGCGTTGTTAGCGGGGAACGCATCAATGGTTGCCAGCGCGTTTGCAGCCGTGTACATCGGCGGCGAGATAGCCATATTCGCCATGTCGCCACCGGACGCCGTTTGCGCTGCGGTCACCACAAACTGTTGCAGGCTACCAGTGCTAAGACGGGTCTGCGGGTTGACCGCATACACGCCAGCAATGGTGAACACATCGCCCACAGTAACTGTGGTGGTTGAGGTAAGGCCATCAAGGGTAATGGTGGCTTGCCCTTGGGTAGCGACCGTTTCGTTAACCAAGATGGTTCCCGCGCGGCTACCCGTGGTGTGATTGACAATCGACTGAGACATGTTCATCTCATCGAAGCCCAACACACCTTCGCCCATCATGCCGGTTTTAAACTGGCGAGAAATGGTACCCGTCGGGTTAAAGAATCCGGTCATACCGTTGACCAAGCCAGCGTTAGCGGCAGGGTTCACGGTGGCGTAGCGCGGCGACATGGGCGCAGCCGACTCGTTCAGCTTTTGTTGCGCTTGCAACAGAACCAGAGCGGTTGCTGGCGTGGTGCCGGGAGTACCAACGGTGTTGAAAATAGACTTGTAAGCGTTGGCAACGTCAGCATCAACACTCGATGCCAATTGGCTGATACGCGGCTTAAGAACACGTTCCGCAAAGTCGTCCAACTGCATGGTCAGCTCGGCAGAAGTGAAGTTGATGCCGATGTGCTTCTGGCTGGAAACCGTCAGCGTGGTGTACTGCTCGTTGTCGTCCTGCACTTGCAGTGCGGCACCGTCAGTCACCAAAGCGCGATCCGGCAGACGAATCCGCAGGGTCGAGCCAATCTTGGCACCTTCAACTGCGAAGCTGTCGTCGTACTCTTTGTTGACGTTGCGGGAGATCACCAGGTTGTTCTCAAGGATCTCAAGAGACTTCCTTGTAATCATGTCGATTGTCAATAAACTGTTTGCCATTGTCCTATTCCTTTAAGGATGTTAGAATGAAGATTCCATAACCACCGAAAGGCGGCACAACATGATTAGCGTCACGATAGAAGAAATCGAATACCGATTTTTTGACCATCTTTACGCTGTTTCGCGCTGTGGAAAAGCTATCAGAAAGTTGCAACCTTATGCCCCTACAAAGCATCCCGAAGGTTATTTGTGTTTGGGGCATCGGCTTATGCACCGCATTGTGGCAGCTTGTTGGCTTGAAGATTTTGAGCCGAGCAAACAAGTCCATCACATTAACGGTGACAAAACCGACAACCGTGCCAACAACCTTGAATGTCTTACGCAAATAGAGCATCTGCAAGAACGGCATAGCGACATGCTTGTTCAAAACGGAAAATACATCCGTACTCCAGAAACGCGGGAGAAGATTCGCAAATATCGCACCGGACGGGTTACGTCCGATGAGACAAAGGCTAAGCAACGTGCCGCACTTCTTGGCCGCAAACGTCCTCTTTTTGCTCGTGCTGGTCATAGCGATGCTTCCAAAAAAGCGCGAAGTCTCGCCCATCACCGCAATACTGCTTGCAGAGTTATGGGTGTTGAATATCGCTCCTTCGCGGAGGCGGCTAAGATCACTGGCATTCATAGGTTTACACTTAGAAAAAGATGCCTTTCTGATAACTTTCCTGATTACGAATTATGCTAGCGGAGCCTCGCTTCCTGCTTTTTCACTTGTCTTGCCCTTTCAGCTTCAATCCACTGGCTTGTGGTCATGGTTTTAATTGACCTTGGGTCTGTGGTATCAAAACTGCCGGAGTGACCTCCGCGAGCGGTGACGGGTGAAATCGGCGCAGGTGCGCTGGATGTGCGTTTTGTTACGGGTTCAGAAGCAATTTTTGCTTCCAATCTTCCAATCTCTTTTGCCTGCAAGAACGGTTCTAGGCGGGATATGCGGTCAGCTTCCTTGGGGTTTGTGCCGAGATAGTATGCAATATCAGGGCCGTTATCCGAGGCTTGAATCGTCTGGGCCATCACCTGAGTAATCGGTAGCTTGGGGTTGTACGCAACTTGTTCAAAGTCCTCGTATTTGCCCCGCGCATCTTCTTCCTTCTCGTGATAGTTCCCAAGCAATTCTTGTTGCTGTTTCGCGTACTGTTGCTGCTGAACAATCTGCTGCGCCTTGGAAGTCGTCAGTGCCTCAACGTATTCCTCGGTGGTAGTAAACTGTTCCGGCTTTACATGCTCCACAGGGGCTGGCTTTGGTGCTTCGGCCTGCCTTGCTTCGCGCTCCCACTTTCGCTGCTCTCGTGCAAGTCTCTTGCCGATGGCTGCGTCAAGATCCTCTTGGGTAAATACCTTCGGAGTTTCCTTAACTTCGCCTTCGGATGCTTCTACCGGCGCTACAGTCTCTGGTTCAGGCGCTGCCGTAGCTACCTGTTCCGGCGCGGGTACTTCCGCTAGTACTTCTTCAGACATGGCTTGATTCCTTGGAATCCCTGGCGTTCCGCGCCAGTGCGGTTATTCGTAAACAAAAGTCAATTCCATCGTGCCTGTAGCCAGAACATACAGGCCACGGCTAAATCCGATACCGCTATCAGCCCCACTCAACGGATAGTTTTCGCTGGCTTGTGGGGTCAGAAGGCTGATGATTGTGGGATCTGTTGCCGATTGCGTTGCAGAGTCATGCACCGTCACGCGAGGCGTGGCTGATGCAGAACTACAAAATATGCCCTTAAGTTTTCCAAACCCCACCTTGATCGTGGTCTTGTTTGGCACACTGGCAGTCACGCTCAACTGATAATAATGGGCCATGTTCGTTCCTATTCGTAAATGAACGTGACACCAACGGTGCCGCCGATCACTACATACAAGCCTTTGCTGAACCAGATCCCACCGTCATCCCCCGTCAGCGCGTACATTGTATGTGCGCCAGGTACAAATTCCGCAATTATCGTTACCGCGTTTGTAGCCGCCGTTGCTGAGTCATAGACCGCAATCGTGGGCGTGGCAGATGCGGTGCTGCACATGATGCCCTTGAGTTTACCGGCACCAACCTTAATTTGCGTGGTTGCGCTGATGTTCAGGTAGTTTGAGGCCATGATTTATCCTATGCCAAGAAGCGCAATTTGTACAAGGTTCGCAAGTAAAGCTCAATGATATTGTCGATGAGCTGTTGCAACGAGGTATCCGACTTGTCCACAACGTCATACCGAGCCGCTTCAATTTCCTTCAACTGGTCTTCCAAGAACTCAATGATGTTGGTGGTTTTCTTAGCCGACATCAGCGCGATTGGGCCAATCAAACCGTGACGGCCTTGGTAGGCTTCGGCAAAATCGTCGGCAACACCTACAACACGTTCGTAGAAGATGTTCAAGGCTACATGCTTGGAATAGCTGCGGGTGTTAAGGTGGACACTGTGCGCCACATCCCGCGCCAAGAACAGAAGCCCCATAAAGTCGCTGCACTTCATTGCGGCATCCCTTGTGGTGGCATCATTTCCATCGGCATAGATTGCTCGCGCATGTTTGGCATCAACATGCTTTGCGACTCTATCGCCGCCGCAACCACACCCATTGCAATATCCTGAATCTGTTCTTCGCTCATACCGGCCTGCGTTGCCGAGATCCGTTTGGTTTCCGCGTCGTAGGCTTTGACCTCGGCCTCAAACTCTTTGACCTTCAGCGTCTGGGCTTCCATCGATTGGCTGACGTTTTGCAACATCTGCTGCATCTGTTGCATTTCTTGCCCCATTGCTTGCATCTGCTGGTTGGCCGCTTGCAGTGCCGGGTCGTCGTCATCCGACAGCAACTTGGGATCAATCGTCTTGGCAAACCGCGCTGCCATCTCCTGCGCCCCCGGCCAGTCCATGTGCTTGATAAAGAGGTCGCCGGCCACGGCCCACAGTTGCGGGTTGCCTTGCAGCAGTTGGCTCATGGCATCCAACGACTCCTGCCGCTTGGTCATGTAGCTCGGGCCGGTCGTCACCGCTACGTCGTACTTGCCGACGTTGGGGTTGTAGATCTTCTTGATGACAATGCCCTGCTCGTTCTGAATCTTCCTGACCGGCATCGGCTGCGTCGGGTCGATCATGGCCTGATCGGTCTCACCGTCCATGCCAATAATGCGGGCGATGCGCTGGGTGTCGTAGATCTTCGGTATCAGATCGACCAATTGCCGCGTGGCGTACCGGATCGCCCGCGCCAGGTTGTCGACATAGTGGTAGGTGCCGGTGTCGGACTGCTTCTCGCGCGCGAGAATGGCCCGCCCCGACCGTTCGTTGCTGGTGGCGCCCAGACTGCTATCGTACTGCCCGGTGGAACTCTTGATGTCGTCCGACGCCCCGGCCTTGGCTTGCAGCAGGCCGCTGGAGGCCATCGGCGGCTGCGCTCGCTGGGGTAGTGGCAACACGCCGCCCTGACCATCGGTCACGTCGGGATTGACCTCCAGATAGGGCCAGTTGTTGATGTTGGCCGTCTTCCACTGCTGCTCATAACCCTCAAACTGACCGCCGTAGCCGATAAATGGTGCCTTGGGCGCCAGTGCCAGCATCTCGGCCTCTTGGCTCACCCAGTAGTTGTACATCCGTTGGGCGTCTTTGGCATTTCGCACCAGCCCACTGACGTACATCCTGCCGTCTATCTCAAATTCGTTGCCAATTACGCGAATTACGGGGATGTATTTGCCCGCCCAATCGCGTTCTTCCAGCACCTCGAAACCGTTAGTTTTGCACCATTTGACCTGCCGAACGTCCACATTTCGGGTCTTTATGGGCTTTAAACCCATCAATTCGGCTTGTTTGGCCTCGGGGGAGCCGGCCATTGCGGTGATCCCGCCGTGGTACTGGTGCAGTTTTTTGGCCGTATGCTCAATGTAGAAGTATTCCGCGATTCTTACCGTGTCTTGGTTGATCCAGGCGTTCAATTGCCCGTCACCGACGCCATATTGGAGGCTGGACAGGGTTGCGGCGTTAGGAAACTCACGTTCGTACTCGTCTGTGGTGAGTTCCTGATTGATAAAACACCATTCAGCGTCAGATCCGCAGGGATCTTGGATTGTTGGATCCATGTAGACGCTAAAACTGTCCCGAATACGCCCAATTCGCAGATCCTGCTCGAAACTGTTGTCGTCGTTGTATTCAGTCAGGATGCGAAAGTAACCCTCACCAAACGTCACCTGGTTGTCGCAGGCAGTGTCATAGGCCACGTCAGCATCCGAGATGTACTCGATGTGGCGCACCAGACCGTTGAATATCTCGGCAACCTCAATGTCGGCCTTGTCGTCAGCCGGGATGACCTTGCCGCTTGGACGGTTCTGGCGCTGGTCGTTGGTGACTTGCAGCACATGTTGCGGTAGCTTGTTGATGGTCAGGCATGGGCGAGCGTTGATCGTTTGGCCCTGCACCGAGCCGCGTGTTGCCAGCACGTCGGCAGGCCACTGCCACTGGTTGTCGGGTGAGGCCGCACGAAAGCGCAGGTCGTCCAGTTCGTCCTCGCGGGAATCCGAGTAGGCCGAGATCGCCATTGTCAGGCGAGTACGCATGGTCGCCAGCATCTCGCCGTTGTCACGGTCGCGCTTGGTGCCGCCAGAGGCTACTGCCCCGGCTTCGTTGATGCCTGTGTCCTGATAGGCCACTATTTTTTTGCCTTGCGTTTGACTGCGTAGGCAATGGCAACGGCCTGCTTCACCGGCTTGCCAGCGGCAACTTCGGCCTTGATGTTCTTGCGGAAGGCGGCAGGAGATTTTGACTTAACGAGGGGCATAATCAGCACTTCCATCGTTTAAGAGAGGCTTTTGCACGTTCAGCGGGGCCGCTGGCGTTCCTGACTACCCCCGACATGCGGGCGCAGAATGACGCTTTGCGCCCTTTGTCGGCTGCGGTCTTGGGACTAGGCGCCGGCGGCTTCAAGTTGCTGCCGGTGGCTGCGTTGTACTTGGCTCTTCCCTTGGCGGTCAGGCCAGCGCCCTTGCTAACGGGGAGCTTCTCGCCTCGACCCACAGCTAGAGACACGCTTTTCTTCACCTAACTACCCATCCAAGAGTTGGTTACGCTGGCGTGAGATGACGCGGTGCGTTTGGCTGGCTCCCGATACTCGCGGTGCGCGACGGGGAAGGCAAACGTCACCGCCAGCGCATCAGCGGCATCGGGTGAGGCTAGACCTCTACTACGCATTTCCTTCTTTCCTTCAAGGAAAATCGTGCCGCTACTGTTGGGCTTTTTCATGGGGCCAACCAGATCAGCCTTTAGCTGACGGTCGGTAGGAATGGATGCTGTCTTCAACCAATCCTTCATCAAGCCCCACATCTCAGCCCGCTTGTTGCCCCACATAATGGCGTTCTTGGCCTTCCAGCCAAAGTTTACCCCACGCACCTTGTATCGCTGTTCTGTCAGCCTGTCAAGTATTCCGTATCCGAGGCCACCTTCGTCGATAACGGACAGGATCGGCTTGTACTCCTCAATGGCGTCGATCACCCGTCCGACGATGGTCATGGTGTCCTCGCCCGAATAGCGTTTGATGGCGATGACGTCCCGCCCTTGGCGCACCACCAGCACGGTCGAGTCAGCGCCGCCGCGCGCGGGGTCTATCCCCAGCACAATCGGTGCCGTGGTGTCCTTCCACCGCTCCCTTTGCATTGCGTCCTCGACCAGCAGCGGCTTGATGAACTGATCCTCGCCCGCATCTGGAAACTCACCATACACCTCGACCTTCGCCTGTGGCGAATCTTCGCCGTATTCCGCAATGATCTGCTCATAGACCTGTTTGTCGGTGTCCTCCACCGTCCTTGCGTCTACACTACGGGTGTTCCAAAACGCCCGTTTGGCGTGGAAGCACTCGAAAAAGTACCCTTCGTTGCGCCGGGGGTTGCTGAAGGCAAACCAGTACCTATCGGGTGTGTTCTCGGTGAAGAACCCGGCGCCGACCTCCCATATAGGATTAGGTATGCCGGAGGACTCATCAAAGATGAGCATCATGCCGTCCTGGTTGTGCACACCCGCGTAGCTGTCAGGGTTCTCGGCCGACCACAGCTTGCCCTCGGCGGCCCAGTAGCGCGTGCCTTTCTTCAGATCCCGCTCGACCAACTCACATAGCCACGCCGCCGGCACCAGCTTGGTTGCGCTGATCTCGAACCAGTGGTTGTTGATGGTCATCGCCGACCACTTGGTCAGCTCGGCCCAGGTCACCGAGCGTAGCTGGCTCTCCGAGTTGGCGCTGATGATGACGCTTGCGCCGATGCGGGTGGTCAGCATCCACAGCACCAGCCAACTGACCAAGGCTGACTTGCCGATCCCTCGCCCAGATGACACCGCCTCCCGCAGGGTGTCCATCTGGATCTTGCCTTTGTTGTTATCTATATGTTGCTTGATGTCGCGCAGGACTTCCCGCTGCCACTTGCGCGGGCCTTTGAACTTGTGCAGCGGGGTGTTCTTCTGGCCCCAGGGGAAGGCAAAGAGCACGAACGCCTCGGGGTCGTCGGCCAGCGCGGGCGACCACAGTTCGACCATTAACTTTGTTTCCTCGTCCGAGGAATAAATTGGTACCTGCACTATGTGTCCAAGGGGCGGGTAGGGTGCAGTTCGCGTACGGCAGCGAGGTATACCTGGCTTGCAACCGTTGCGTCGTCAAACAAGCCTAAAAAATGGTATTTACAGTTAGCCATTATTTGGGCTTGCCATTTGCCATTCTTACCATTCCAAGTAACACCCCTGTACCCCGACGTATTTTTGCGCGAAGGGCTGCTATTGTGAACATTCTCACTACGAGTAACCAACCGCAAATTAGCTAACCTGTTGTTGGCGGGATTTCTATCTATGTGGTCTACTTGCGCCGAAGGTAGCGCGCCGTATCCATACAACCACGCTAAATGATGCGCGTAATATTTTTTAGACGCTAACTGAATTATTAGGTATTTGTCTTTGCGCGCATACCCTGCGGGGCTATTAGGTACGGCGCGGTGGCAACGCCCGCGTTTTTGCGCGTTTGTAAACACGCCGGTTGCCGGGTCGTAATGCAAGAGTTCTTTAAGCTGCACTTGCGTTAGAATGTTGGTAGCCATGCGATGTGTCCTCATCGTTATTGGTAAGAAGCCCTCGACCGTTGATGCGTTCGGGGGCTTCGTCTATTGTAACACTGCCTTCGATCACCCTTGCGCGGGCTTGTTCCAGCGCCGTGATGACGCTGATCTTCTGGTACACGTCCACACTGATCTCCTGCCGTGCTGTCCAGCCATGCACATGCTGGAGGATCGCCAGGCTCGCCTTGGCGTCGCCTGCTTCAGACGCCTCGTTCAGACGCTGCGCTGCGCGCAGTTCGTTGTCGGCCTTGCCCTTCTGCGCCGCCAGCTCGGCCAATGGGTCAAATTGGCACAATTGCCGGTACTCCAAAGGCAGCATCCCTGACGCCAGTGCCAGTGAATCTCCTTTCAACCCTAAAGATGCTGCTTTGTATATGGAGTCCAGACGCGCCTCTGTCGCCTGAAGTCTAGGTCGGATCGCTAACGGCAGTGAGCGGAACATGGCTGCGTTATACCACGGACTTAAACGCGGTGTCCATTTGGCCTATTTGGCCTATGTAAGCCTTTGGCTTGCAAGAGAAAGTTAAAAATAAAAATTGTTCGTGGGGGCTACCCTGACCGACACGGCCGAGCCAAGGCCCTAGCCCCCCATGCTGCGCTGCAACAAAGCTCGATGCTCGATGCCTGGTGGCCGGCCAGCACGGCCACCGGCCACCGGCCACCGGCCAGCACGGCCACCGGCCACCGGCCACCTCGATGTCGGCCAGGTGGCCACCGGCCACCGGCCACCTCGATGTCGGCCAGGTGGCCACCTCGATGTCGGCCAGGTGGCCAGGTGGCCAGGTGGATGTCGGCCAGGTGGCCACCTCGATGTCGGCCAGGTGGCCAGGTGGCCAGGTGGATGTCGGCCAGGTGGCCAGGTGGCCAGGTGGATGTCGGCCAGGTGGCCACCTCGATGTCGGCCAGGTGGCCAGCACATTGACAATATTGCCTAGGCAATAGGCAATGGTCATTTATAGGCAATCTAGGCAATATAGTTAGGCCGGAAAAGTCGCGCCGCAAACGCAGCCGTGTCGCCCGCCTGTACATCTACTTGTATAATTATCCCCAATTTTGAAGGTACTACTTATTTGACAATATTGCCCTTTTGCCATGTTTCCCCCTATGACGCGCGCCAATATCGCGATAGCCAATCATGGGCAATTTAGCGCGATTATGGGCAATGGAAATAAATCCCTTGTAATGTGAATCTAGCTATGCTGTAATCAGATTGTTCCATCCATGCGCGCAAGCCCGCGCGCATGCTCATACAGTAGAGGACAGTACACTCATGCAAGCATATTTCAACGGATTGGAAGTTAGCTTGGCTACCGCTCGCAACGTTGTCGTCAATGCCTACCAAGATCAAGGCGGGGACAAGGACAATATAGAGCTTATATTCGCAAGCGCATTGCATGCCTACGGTGAGGAACAGCGCGACATGCTGACCGAATATGGGATTGAGATCGTTGTCTAGCCGTTAGCGTCAATAACTAGCAGTTCCATGCGCGCCATGTCGGCGCGCATGCTCATACAGTAAAGGACACTACACTCATGCAAGTCCATCTCACAGTCAAAAGCGCGAACGCGAAAACCGGCCCTATACCGGTATCGACAACGACTAAAGACTCATGCCCGCCAGATTGCGCGATGCGCGATGCCTGTTACGCTGCATCCGGCCCGCTCGCATTACACTGGGCGAAAGTAACGGCCGGCGAACGTGGTACAGATTGGCCGACGTTTACCGCGTCAATTGCCGGCCTGCCTGACGGCCAATTGTGGCGCCACAATCAGGCCGGCGACTTGCCTGTCAACAATGGCACGGTTGACCCGGTCAAACTCGGCCAGCTGGTGCATGCCAATACCGGGCGGCGCGGGTTTACCTACAGCCACCACCGTGACGCGCAGTCCATCGACTGGATACGGCACGCCAATGCCTGGGGGTTTACGGTCAATCTGTCGGCCAATAATTTAGCGGATGCCGATACGCTGGCCGACAAGCACGCCGGCCCGGTTGTCGTCGTGCTACCCAGCACGCAAACAGCTAACACTAAAACGCCCGCCGGGCGCCCGGTCGTTGTTTGCCCAGCTACCCAGCGCGACAATGTCAGCTGCGCGACGTGCCAACTATGCGCCCGGCAACGGGACGTGATCGTAGGCTTCCCCGGCCACGGCACGCGCAAGCGCACCATTGATATCAGACTAGCAGCATGACAACAACCCGCGTGATCGTCACGCCAAGGTACGGCTGGCCCTGGGGGCCAGCTGTCAAAAATCCACCCATGCCGGCGCTACCGCCGGCGCCATTCTGAGCGGATGCACACTATGAATGCTACTTGGTTTTTGTTGTCCCATGCCTGCGCGGTAGGCGCAAGTATTTGTATTTTATATCTTATTTGGAAAGGGTAACTAACATGCCTCTGATCTACAGCGTCACGTATACACAATACAGCGCAGCGCATCGCGCCAATTTTGAGAATAACGCGTGGGTGCGCGGCGGGCGCGGGCAATCGCTCACGCTCGCAGGCTGCCAGCGCATCCTGCGCCGGACGCATCCCGGCGCCGTGGTCGTGCGGCGCGAGCGTTGGAACGACGGCGGCGCGTGGGGGTATCAATGAGCTACTTTGATAGTCTGACAATCGAAGAGCAGGAACGCGCAGCATACGCGCGCGGAGATATCGCACTAGCGGGCGCCTTGGCGGCGCGAATTGACGCCGAAGATGCGCTTGCGGCGGTGCCGGCGGCGCGAGAGGAGCTGCTGGACGAGATAGCGCACCTCAAGCGTATTTTGGCGGACGCGCTCGCGGGCGATAACTGGCGCGAGCGGGCGGCGGCGGCGATTGCGGATTAGTACCCGGCCGGCAGCGCCCCCCCCGGGGCGCTACCGGACGCGTATTCTCGCGTCATAACCTAAAATAAAGGACACTACACTATGATTACCCTTGCAATACAGGAAGCGGCGCTCGCGTACGCGGGCGCGGTGCAAGCCGCAATGCGGCAGGCGCAGGCCGCGTACGCGGCGGATGAGGCGTGCCCGACCGCGCAGCGTGACCTGCGGATGGCGGCGCAGGCGCTCGAACGTAGCGACATGGTGCTGGCGGATGCGTACGGCATGCACAAACGCGCGCAGGCGGCTATTGCCGATTAGAGTACCCGGCCGGCGGCGCCTGGTAACCCGGGCGGCGCCGGACGGGCACCCGCACGTCTTAATCCACTGGAGGAAAGTACACTATGAACACGTTCACAATGCACGACAAAAAACGGCAACCCTTTGGCGCGCCTGTGCCCTACACGCCTATTATTTTCCTGTGCGGTACCACTATGCACCGGCTGGCCCTGCACCGTGAGGCGGGGGCGGCGCCGGCCAGCTACCGCGAGTGGGCGGTATCGCACCCGGTCATCGGCGCCAAAGTGTGCCGAGTTGCCGGCACGGTTAAGGGTATGCCCTGCTCTAGCAAGGGCCTGAACAGCAAGCAGGCGCGGGCGGCGGCGATGGCGCAACTTGAGGCGCTGTGCGAGCGTATCGGCAGTGATAAATTCAACAACACCATCGCACAGGTGCAGGCATGAGCGACTTCGAAGCCCTAACGCTGGCCCTAACGCTCGCCCTGACGGCGCCTACTGAGGCCAAGATGAACGCCTGCATCGCCATCGCGGCGGGCATACCGGCCACGCCGGCAGAGGAGGCGCTGGCGAAAGCGGCGGCGCTGGCGGCGGTGCGCGCATGATCGCGCTCGCCGTGTTCCTGAGCCTGGCGCTGCTCGTTATCGTTTTTGACTTATAAGGAGGTGGTATGAAACGCTACAATCAACAGTTTAGGGTCGAGACGAACGGGGGCCGGGTCGTCGGCCACGCGCACGCCATCGAGGCGGCGGAGTGGATCGCTGGTCGGGGGCGGGGGCGCTGGGTGTTCCGCTGGTCCGAGGGGCGGTACATCGCGTGGCGGCAGTACTGAGCCGCCACGCCTAACAGGGGCGCCCGAGGGCGCCCTTTTTTTATTTCACTAGCCGAACCGATACCGGCGGCGGGGGCGGCGCCTCGACCATGCGGCGCATCTCCGACTTGTTCAGGTGCAGCATGTCGGGGGCGGCAAAGACATGTTTTTTAGTCGGCATGCCGGCGGCGCCCAGACGGCCCATGTCCTGCCAGCCGGCCTCCTTGAGCGCGTGCAGCAGGGCCTGCTGCGGCACCTTGACGCCACCGGGGGCGCCACCCGTCAGGCGGTCGCATAGCAGGTGGAACGGTGAGCCGATAACGCCGGCGGCGAAATCACCCTGCCGCGTGCGTAACATCTCGACCAGATACGACTCAGCCATCGACATCCCGTGTTCGATCAGGTTGGTCTTGAATTCGGTCATGGCGGGCGCGGCGGCGGGGTTGAACGCCGACACATCCCGGCGGGCAAGCCAGCCCGTCACGGCGGCGAACCCGCCGGCGCGATACCAAGCCCACAAGCGGGCGGCGGTGGGCGGGTGCATCCGGGGGGCGGCTGACCATACCGCAAACCACCGCCGATCCTGCGTGGCGAGCGAGATCGGCACAGGGTCGTTTGAGAACGCCAAGACGAAGCACTTGTTTACCATCTGATAGGGGTGCAGCCCCTTCCGATTGATCGGTATCATCTCAGGCGGGGCGGCGATGATGGGCTTGAGCTTGTTCGCCAAGGCGCGGCGCTCGCGGGCGTCGGGTTCTTTCAGTTCGTTCAGGATGATAATCTCGGCCTCCAACTGGTAGCCCCATTGCGACCCTAAGGTGTCGTTGTCTAGAATGCCACGGTTGCGGAGCGACGGGCCACAGACGGCCCACAGAAGCGGCGCCCAGAGGGTGTCCTTGCCGCAGCCCTCATCGCCACCATGCAGCACGGCGTGGTTGATCTTGATGCCCGGATGCTGGTACTTGCAGGCCATCACGTCAAAGATATGCTCGCGCTCGGTGCGCTCGGGGAGCAGGGCGGCGCAGTGGTCGAGCCAGGGCGTCACGTCCCCGGCCCCGGCGGGCTGCCGGGCGTCCCGCCAGCGGTTGCCGTACACGTCGCCGTCGCGGTGGCATAGCACGGTCTCGCCGGGGGCGTAGGTGATGCCGACAAGAGCGGGCGCGCCGTTGGCCTGCCGGTTCTCGTCGTAACAAACCGACGCTTCCACCTTGCGGTCGTTGTGTACCGACTTGCAGGATATGTGCCGGTAGAGGGCATTGAAGGTCGAGCGGCCTACCTCCCGGCGGTCGATCAGGTCAAAATAAGACTCGTCGTCTTGAATGTACGCGAACCGCTCATACCATCCGGCCTTCTGCACCCGGCCCAGCTCGCGGCGCTCGACCAGCGCGATGGCGGCGGCGGCGTCCGAGTCTCGGCCGAACATATCGCCGGGGGTGAGCTTGGCGAGCGTGGTCGCCATCACGGCGGCGAGCAGCTCCTCGCGCAGACCGGTCGTGTGCGCCGGGCCCCCCTGCTCGGCCACCCAAGCGAGGAAGCGGGCGCTGTCCCACTCGCCACAGTGGGCGTGCAGGCAGGTGTAGGCCCGGTTCACCGGCATGTAGCGGCCCTCGATCTCGCCCGTGGTGTGGGCGTCGGCGTTGGGGCAGACCACGCCCCACCAGCCGGCGGCGTTGCCTCGGGCGGTCAGGTGGCCGGCCTCGGACAGCCACGCCAGCACGTCGTCGGTGCCGTCGTCGTCCAAGGTGGCGACGCGCGCGGTGGCGGTGTCGGCGGGGTCGGGCGTCACGCCCAAGGCGGCGCAGATCTCGCCAAGGGTGAACTCGCGCTCGGGGTGGAACTCGGTCAGGATGCTGGCGAAGTTGTCGCGGCCTTCCTTCAAGTTGACGCTGCCGGGGATGCGGAAGTTGCGTACCGCGTTGATGGCGCCCTCGTCGGTGTAGCCGGCATCCGCAATCGCCCGGATGGCGGCGGCGAAGTCGTTGCAAAGGGGCTGCACACTTAAGACGTAACCCCACTGGAAGTTACCCGGCGAAGTCTCCATAATCCATGTCGGGGCGAGCGGCGGCACCTTGCTCTTGGTGCCGATGTCATCCAACACCATGACCAAGACGTGCGTGCAGCAACTGATGCTGGCCGTCAGGCCGGCGCTCATGCGGTCAAGGATGAAGCTGCCGGTGTTCGCGTACCAGGCCAGCCCCTCCCGGCGGCGGGCGGCGGGGAGCTGCGGCACCCATGCCTTCTTTTTCTGTTGTACAATTAATGCGGTCTCCCCCTCCGGGGCCAAAGCTGCTAGAAACTCGACGAAATCCATGTAGTGCTCCTTGTTGTGGTGAAAGGCCCCGCCAATCGGGGCTTTTTACTTTCCGTACCTCGTCATTATCTTCACCTCAGCCCCCAACGGCAGACCCACCGCCCACTCAGGCGGCTCGCACATTACGCGCTCGACCTCCGCAGCGACACGCTCACCGTCAGCCTCGGGGCACTCCACCACCACCTCGTCATGCACATGCAGCACCACGTCGGGTATGCGGCGCAGTGCAACGCGCAGCAGATCGTTGGCCGTTGCTTGGGTAATGTTCTCGACCGCCAGCCCGCGCCACAGGCGCGCGCGGGGCCACTCGGTCGCGTCCGCTGCGGGTTTCCACGCGGCCTTCAGGTAGGATACGCCATCGGCCTCCAGTTTGGCGAACGGGTAGCACAGCACCCGGCCAGAAGGCAGCGCGTACCACAGGTGCTGTCCATCATAGAGGTATACCACCCGGCCCGCAGGGAACTCACGCCCGACGTTTCGCATGGCGCGGGTGTAGGCGCCCTCCAGATCCTGCCCATGCTGCATCGCCCACGGGTTGGTGGTGCGCCAGAGGCGTATCACGCGGGGGACGTTCTCGACCCGCACGCCGTAGACCCGCCCAAAGGTGTCGAACGAGCCTTCACCACCCAAGAACCCCAAGGCCAGTTCTTGCACCTTGCCGACCTGACGCTGGTCGCCGGTCACGTCCGCATATGCCACGCTGAACGTCGCCATCGCGTTGACCTTGTACGGATCTAAACCGGAGCGAAACACATCGAGCTTGGCCTCGCCTGCGGGGCAGTTGGACAGCCACGGGTTCACGCGGCCCTCGATGGCCGACCAATCGGCCACCACCAGCACGTTACCCGGCGCCGGGATGAGCGCGGGGCGCAGCATCCCCTTGAGTACGTCGGTCACACGGGGGCCGAAGGCGGGGACGATCTTGTGGCCGCGCACCATCGCTTGGCGCACGGCGGCGGGGTCGCGCGCGGTCTTGCGGGTGAAGTTATGCACCTGCGCGCCGTAGGATGACGCCCGGCCCGTGGCGCTGCCACCAGCGAAGACGAACGCGCCGCGCACCCGGTCGTCGTCCGTGTCGGCAAGATCCGCAAGGCGTTTAAACTTGGCAACAGATGACGCCCACAGGTCATCGGCGCACTGGATCACCTCGGCCACATCGGCGGGCACCTCGTCGGGGTTTTCCTCTGCAAGCACCAACAGGTTGGCGCGCACCGATTTGTCGATGGAATAGGTATATTTACCCGCTTCCTCCAACACAAACCAGACCGCAAAGTCTGCTTGGGGGTTTTCCGTTCGTTTTTTCTCCTGTTTCTTGAGTACACGCATCAGCTTGACGGCCTCGGGGCCGACACGATCCTGCACCCACTGGCGCATCTTGGGCGACCGGACGCTGGTCACCTCGCCCTTGGTCACCTCGGCCACGATGGCCTGGATCTCTTGCAGCTCCACCTCGGCGTACTGCACCGCAGCATGGCAGAGGTCGGTGTCGACCAGCACGCCACGGTCGTTGATACGCTCGTTGACATGGTAGTCGGCAAGCTCCTCGTCAGACAGGGGCCGCATGGACTTGCTGATCTCGCGCATGGCCCGCACGTCCTGCTCGCAGTAAGCCACCATCTCGGCCATCAGCGCGGGGTCGGTGTTGAAGGTGCCATCCTTGCGTGGGATGCACAAGAGGCGAATCAAGGCGGCGCCACGGTGATCCTTCTTCATCTTGGCTGACACGGCGCGGCCAACATCTTCCAGACTGCCGGGTAAGCAGTTCGCTCTTGCTTGGGCCGCAGTACAATAGAACTGTTCCAGCTTTGGTTCGGGGGTACCTATGTCTGGGCAGAGGACGTACCAAAAAATGAGCCGCTCGAACGCGGCGTTGTGGGCCATGATCTGATGGCCGGCGATGTCGGGGAAGGGCTGACCCGGCAACCAAGTCGCCACCTCGCCATCATCGAAGGCGTAGCTCATGCACAGCACCTCGGTGCTGCCGTCCTGCGCGTAGTTGTAGACGCCGCGACTCGGGAGGTCGCAGCGGCTGCGGGTTTCGAAGTCGCAGTAAAATAAGCTCATGCGTGGCCCCAACGTGTTGCGCGACCTTTTGCCAACGCAGCGCGGTTTTTCTCTCTGTCTCTGGCGCCGTGCGCGTAAGCATCTTTCATGTTTTCGCTTCGCGTTCCCCAATGCAAATTGTCTAAGCGGTTATCGTCGGGGACGCCGTTTCTGTGCAAGCACTCGTACCCTTCTGGGGCTGCGCCAATAAAAGATATTAATACTAGCTTGTGGACGCATTGACTGTTTTTCTTTCCTAACGCGACGGATAGGTGCCCCAAAGGCATACGCCCGGGGCGAAGCACACGGCCTTTTTTGAGCGAGTAATACGCGCCCTTAACTGGGCCGCTGCATAACATCAACGCATCTAGCGATTGCACACGCCCTTGATCGCTGACTTGATACCGGCCTTCGTAGCCGGGAATGTCCTTCCAGTTTTCCATAGTAGCCGCCAAACAAAAAGCCCTAGACTGCATTCTCGCCGGGAGGCGTTGGCGGACTCGCAAGGCGCGAGCAGAATGCAGACTAGGGCTTACCTTGAATGTGCCGCCAAGCACGAACATAGTATAGCGCATATAAAGACGGGGGCCGAAACCCCCGCCCCTTCTTACGCTACCACCCGACGACGACGGCCAGCCGGTGCGGGGGCCGGAGCCTCCGCCGCCGGTGCCGGGGCGGGCGCTGCTGGTGCGCCTGCCTCAGCGGTCAGGCTAACCCACTCAACCAGGTCAAACGCAGGTGTGTAGATGCGCCCATACGACTTGTGCTGGTAATACTCACTCTCCAGCTTGACGATTGGCACCGGGGTGGACTGATCCTTATCCACTTGGGTGGCAATCTCCACGGCCAGTTCTTGCACGGCGCGCTTGCCGCCAACACTAGTGGTCGTGAACCGCGCTTCCATGCCGGCATCCTCACCGCTGGTGCACTTGAGGCTCATACCGACCTGAGTTTCCCAGCCCTTCTTGGCGCCGGGAGGCGCTGCGTCGAGTTCCGGCAGCGGGTCGCTGACCGAGGCCATGCGTTCCCCCAACACCTCGCCGTCGCCCCAGGCGATGAAGCCGTGGACAAACGAAAAGGGATTGACGGCCCAATGACTGCCGCCCTCCACTTCGGTTTGGTCTGCACCGAACACCCAATGGCCGGTGCGATCCATTTTCAGGATCACAATGCCCGATGGGCCTGCGGTGGACTCCAGCTTACGAAGGGACTGCGAGAGGCTAGACACAGCCGGAAGATTTGCACCTGCAAAAGTTACGATATTAGACATTACTTTACTCCTTAGATGATTTTATTAAGAGCCGCAACAAGCTGCGACCCGATTTGCAAAACCGCTGGCCTCGGATCTGACTCCGGTGCCAACGTATCGCCCGATGACACTGACACGGTCAGTCCTTCAGGCAGATTCTTTACCTTCTTCTCGGCTTGAGCGGGCGAGAGAAGTTCTTTCTTGTAGGGGTCGATGCCCAATTCAGTCAGGGCGGCGGCGGCTTTGGCCTCATCGGCCCACTGGCGGCGACCTTTCTTTGCGACCATCTTCCAGCCAGGTATTTTATAGCCCTTTTCGATCTTGGTCTGCACCAATTCGTTCAAGCTGTCGATCCAGCCCTGCAACAGCACCGCGTTGGCTGCGTACTTGCCCAGCATCTCGTCATCCACCGCGTCGAGCTTGACCTTTAGCGCACGATCCACCGCGCCGGTCATGGCGGGGCAGGTCGGTTTGGCGGGGCAGAAGCGGCAATGGTCGCCGGGGTTGAGTTTGGCCTCCGGCAAGCTGGCAACCTTCACCGCACGCTTCAGATCCTTCTCAAACTGTTTGATGCGCTCGGGCGTTGTCGTCCACTGGCGTATGGCCGGGGGCTGGATGATGACGCACTCGATGGCAACAGCACCCTCAAACACCCACGCGACCTCGGGAGTACGCATGGCCGCCGCGGCGTAGTACATCAGTTGTTCGTTCTGCTCGGCGTCTACCGCGATGCCCTCGCCGAACTTCCAATCTATGACGTAGGCCGTGTCACCGATGCGGCCCAACACATCGCAGGAACCAAACGCACCGGGCAAGAACTTGCCGAACCCGACGCGAGTCTCAATGGCGAGCTTCATCTGCCCGTCGGGGTCGAGCGTGTCCAATAGGTCAAGGGCCACTTGCACCTTGTCATCGAACAGGGTCTGGTCGAGCGTCTGGCCTTCGTAGGTCATGCCGATCACGTTGTCCTCGCCCAGCAGCACCTCGCTGATGGCGGTGTGAAGCAGTGTGCCTTTATCAGCGTAGATGCTTGATGGTGACGGTGGCGCCAGTTGCACCAGCGCCACGCTGCCTGGGCAGTTCATCACACGCTTGGCGGTGCTACCGCCGACAACTGTGGAGTGTTTCATTCTGCGTCCTCCGCTGCGCGCTCGGCCACCAGTTCGGAACCCGTCAGATGCTTGAACAGCACCGCCTCCACCAACTTGCGCTCACGCTCGACGCGAATATCAAACGAGAGCGTGTCGCTGGACATCGCGGCGACGTACATCTCCATTGCGTAGCTAGGGTCGCGGTTATCGAACAAGAAGTCGTACAGGTCGAACTGCCTGCGACCCTGTGCCGGGTAACCGCCGTGGTCGAGGATGCACTCGACTATTGTCTCAAGCGCCAGTTCCAGCTCGCGCTCGGTAGGTTCTGCCTTGTAGTCTTCATCACCGTGGTATTCCATTTTTAGTGTCCTTTATTGAAGTGGAGAAAGAAGATTAGCATACTTTTTATTTCTGTGCTAAAGTTTCTTTCATGGAACTTGAACGTGACATTGAACGCTACCTTGTGCGCCGCACCATCGAGCACGGCGGCAAGGCGTACAAGTGGGTGTCGCCGGGCCATGTTGGTGTGGCCGACCGGATCGTGCTGCTGCCCGGTGGCCGCGTGTGGTTTGTGGAACTCAAGACCGCCAAGGGCCGCTTGTCACCGTGGCAGAAGCTGTTTGCCGCTGACATGCGCCGCATGGGGATGAATTACATTGTGATTAGATCGAAGGAAGAAGTAGACCAATGGTTCTTAGACCTTACCAAAACCTAGCCGCCGACTTCCTCTACGAGCGGGACAGGGCGATGATCCTCGCGCCCGTCGGTGCCGGCAAGACCGCCATCACGCTGACCGCCATGCGCGACATGCTGGCCGCAGGCGAAGTGCAACGGTTCCTCGTCGTGGCGCCAAAGCGCGTAGCCGTCAGCGTCTGGCCGGTGGAGGCCAAGCTGTGGGCGCCCACGCTGTCGGTGTCTGTCGTCATCGGCACACCGACGCAGCGGGTCAAGGCGCTACAGGCTAACGTCGAGGTGGTCGTCGCCACCTACGACAACCTGCAATGGCTGGCCGAGCAACCCTTGCACTTCGATGGCGTGGTGTTCGATGAGCTGACCCGGCTGAAGAACCCATCGGGCAAACGGTTCAAGGCGTTGATAAAAGTGTTGGACGCCATGCGTATCCGCTGGGGGCTGACCGGCAGCTTCACCAGTAACGGGCTGGAGGATGTTTTTGGGCAGTGCAAGGTGATCGACCAGACGCTACTCGGGCGCAGCAAGGGTGCCTTCTTGCAACAGTACTTCCACTGCATCAACCGCGACTTCGGTGAGTGGACACCCGCTGCCGGCGCGCTGGAGCAGGTACTGGCGCGCATCAAGCCGGCCACCTTTGTGTTGGACGCGGGATCTTACGCCGACAAGCTGCCGCCGCTGCACACGGTCGTGCTGACCTGCGATCTGGGCGACCGGACGCCCTACGATGACATGAAGAAGAAGTTCATCGCGGAGTTTGCCACCACCACCGCCATTGCCGCCAACGCCGGGGTCGTGACGGGCAAGCTCCAGCAGATGGCCTCGGGGTTTGTCTACACCGACCGGGGCGCGGTGTTCTTTGATGACGCCAAGTTCGAGTTGCTGGACGACCTATTGACCGAGAACCAGCACGCCAACACGATTGTCGTCTACCAGTACAAGGCCGAGTTGGCCGAGTTGCAGCGCCGCTACCCACGGGCGTCCACCTTGGACGAGCCGGAGGCGATTGACCGCTGGAACGCTGGCGCAATCGAGCTGTTGCTGGTGCATCCCAAGTCTGCCGGCCACGGGCTGAACCTGCAACACGGGGGCGGCAAGATCGTGTTCCTGTCCCTGCCGTGGTCGTTGGAGCTGTTTGAGCAGACCATCGGGCGCCTGCACCGCAGCGGCCAGAAGCACGACGTGTGGTGCTACGTCCTGATGGCGAACAAGACCGTGGACGAGAAGATCTACGCGGCCCTGCACGACAAGAGATCCCTATCTGAGATGGCAATGGAGTCCTTGAAATGAAGAGAATCGACGCATTGAAGAGCAAGTTGAAGGCGGCAGAGGCCGAGCTGACCATCCGTTACCGGCAGCTCAACGCCGCCAAACGGGGGCTGGCGCGGGTGCTGAAGAACATCAACGAACTGGAGAAGAAAATTGAAGCGACTAACCTGGCGTGAGTTGAACCACGTCCTCGCGTCGAAGACCGAGGACGAGGTGTTGCAGATGCTGCAAGCGGAGAAGCTGGGCGACCGGCGCGTGGTGGTGCTGGAGCGACTGCACCAGCGGTACAACGTCCTGCGCGTGTCGCGGGAGCGGATGGAGCTACTTAATGGCATCTGACCCAACCAACCCAGAGCATTACAAGGGACACCCGTCGGGGATCGAGTGCATCCAGATTACCGAGCACATGAACTTCAACCTGGGCAACGCCATCAAATACATCTGGCGCGCAGGGCTGAAGGGGGAAGCGGATGCTGACCTGAGAAAAGCACGCTGGTATCTGGAGCGTGAGATAGAGAGGATCAAATGAGCCTGACCGCCCAAGCAAGAAAGCTGCATCCGAACAGACGCAACGGAGCAAAGTGGGTGATGGCAATTCGCTATCTTCGCCGGAAAAACCTGTGGGTGCTGGATAAATTCAGCCGCAAACCAACATGGACGCTGCCGCAATGATTGAACTCCACAGTTGTAGCTATTTTTGTGAGCGCCCCGCCTGCATCAAGGCGCAGCGGGACGAAATGCGTGATAACCGCGCTTACGAACAGGGGGAGGACTTGTATAAAGCGATCCGGCGCGAGTGTGACTTGAAACTTGTGGCACTTGAAACAGAGAACGCTGCGCTAAGAGTGGACGCCGAGCGGTATCGGTGGTTTCGATTGCAGTCTCTGTGGGACGCCGAGCGTTTCCCTTGGCCTGATGGTTTTGAGTATCCAGAAGCCCTTCAGGACGATGGAGCAATGCTGGACGCGGCAATTGACGCAGCGAGGAAGGCATGAACAAGCACATCATCGTAGAGGAGATGCCCCACGGTGTTCGGAGCATGATCTTGAGTGCGGTTCTTAGTTGTTCAATGTTTTTCTTTTTGGGTTTCTTTGGGAGAGATGTGTGGAATTATCATGTAAACAATGTGGAAAACGCACCAGCGCAATGTGCGCCAGAGCAGACTGCTGGAACACCGAAAAAAACCTTGCAATGGAGACTGCCAGACGAAGTAAAGAAGTAGCACTGGCGAACAAGGAGCCGCAACGTATCGCGTTGCTTCAGTTCCCGCAGAACTTCGACAAAGTGTCTGCGTGGGCTGAGAGGGCGGGGGCGCAGCGTCCTCAAGACCGTGACGCAATACGCAGAATGGCAAAAGAGACGGTGTATTCCGTTATGACTTACGCAGCAATAGCTAGGAGTCTGTAATGCTATTGCGCGAAACGCCTTACCTCTCCTGCTTTGTGCGGAATGAATTCCTGTTTGACGAGCAAAAAGGCCACGGTGAGTTTACGCCAGCGGTTGCGTTTGCGTTCCGCGCCGAGCCAGCGCGTGTCCCTATGTTCCAGGTCATGCTTGACTCTGGCGCACAGTGGGCGCGAGTGCCGATCCACATGATATGCAGTCAGCCATGCGACCCGCTACCCATTGAGCAATCGTGCTGGTGGGACAGCTACGGGTATGAGTTTACGGTGGTTGCGTTGCCGTTTCTCAAGGGCCATGCGGTGACGGCACTTGGCAGGGACAAACAGATCCGCAAGGGCAACTATCTTTTTACGGTGGATTGGATGCAGACTGGTTGGAGCGAAATACCAGACCAGCACAAGAACCATCACATTATTGCGCTGGAATCGGGGGCGTGGATTGCATACCCCAACAACCGTTTGGTATGGCATGACCCGTCATGGATTACGCCAGCACCAAACCGGGAATGGAAAACACCAACGCGGATTTATTCTGTTGAAGGCAAATGACTAACGGAGGAAAAGAAATGATCGACCACGAATTAGTAGCCGACACAAAAGAGCAGTTGCTTGAGATGATCCAAACCTACCGCAGCCAGTACCCAAACGACAGCTACGGCACGACGATCTGGGTGCCTCTAAAAGATGGGCAGATTTGGAAAGCGCGAGTGC